TAATGTTGGGCCATACTCCGAGATGCACGACTTTTTAATGAAGGTTGCTATGGATGCTAACAAGCAATTTAACCTCACACTTACAGATTTACCGCCGCTACAATTTACTGAGTATGCAGATGTAGGACACCACTACGGAATGCACCACGACATAGATTGGAACAGGCAAGACGGCAAGCACAGAAAGTTGAGTATTGTCGTGCAACTGACCGACCCCGATGATTACGAAGGTGGTTTATTATCGTTTGCACACACACAGAATCCCGACCCCGATAGTTTGATAAAGCGCGGGTCTATTATCTGCTTCCCATCATATTTAGAACATGGAGTATCTCCTATTACTTCGGGTTCAAGAACGAGCCTCGTAGGATGGTTTGAGGGCCCACGCTGGCGATGATTTAACTAACGGCAAATATACCCTCAAAGTATGGGGTATAGAGATAGCGGGGCTGTTTTCGCCTTTATCGTAGTTGCGTTGCTTTTAACCGCCCCGCATATTCCAAATTACCCGAATAGCGGTATAGTAAATCCATTTGAGTGCCGAGAAGTGCAAGGAACTGTTGTTGAAAAAATACATGATGAAGAAGGCCATAGAATCTATGTCGAAGTGTCTATAAACAGTATTGAGGGTTATAAAGTATGGGTGTCTAACACTACCTACAACTCATACGAAGTAGGAGATTACTATTCACAAATAATATGCGATATTGTCGAATGGGAAGAATTACTAAGACAATTTGAAGAACTTAAAAATGTCGGTATATTGATACCCACTACTTAAATATCCTACGATGAATCGAGTAATATGTCTGCCGAAGACAGGGTGCTTCGCAAGGGTAAAATTGTGTATAAACCACCGGAAAAGTCATACACAAATATAAACATTGAAGAAACACCTCACGGCTACAAGATATACAGGGTAGGGTCCACCAAGCCATTTAGTGTGATTCCGCTCTCAGCCGTAACGCAGATAATTTACGAAAGAGGTGAATAAATGCAGGGAAACAACACAACAATAATCGAGGATTGTTTAGATTGCGTAAGCGATTCAACATCTCTCCTTGACGACATAGAAGTGGTTTTGGTCGCCGGATTAGCCCTTGTGGGTATTGCGGTATGGGCTTACAAAAAGTATCAGACATTGAATGCTGATGGTAAGATAAGCCTTGACGAAATCATTGATTCTATGGATGAAGTTAAAGAGAAAGTTGAAGAAGCAAAGGAGCAATTAGACATTATCGAAGATACATTGGAATCCCGAAATGTTGCTGAACTGAGGGCTATGCTAAAGGAAAAGGGCCTTGCCGTATCGGGCAAGAAGGCTGACCTAATAGCCCGACTTGAAGCAAGCATGGGTGAAGATGTTGAATAATAGTGTGATAGACATAAGATTAGATAATTTAGAAGAAACGGCAAAAAGACATGAAAGACTCATCGAACAATTGGTTCAGTCTAACATGGATATGAAAACCGGTTTGGCTCAAGTTGCTACCGAATTAGAGGTAACTAATGGCCTTATCGCATCATATATGTCTAACACTCAAAAGATTACTTTAGCCTTGATTGCTATTGTCGCAGGTGCTATGGGTATCTCAACTCAGATGTGATAGTATGAATGAGCAACAATGGAACGCATGGTGTCGAGATGTTGTAAAACGCCTCACAAATGTTGAAAAGACACTCGATGTTTATAACAAGACACAGAAGCGTATGCTTTGGCTAATTGCGTTTGGATTTACGGCGGTGCTTGGAATTGACTTACTATTGTTCTATATCTGATGTCGGCTCTCGATTGGGCCTTGATAGCGCACAACGCACCCGTGCTAACACAAAACTTACGAGCGCAATACGCCGTTCAACCATAGATATAGACCAAACATTCCGTGATTACGGCAGGGATGTCCCAAGCAAGAGTATTAAAGATACCACACTTGACGGTGCAGTAGTAGCAGGTGCTACTTCTATTGTCCTCACCAGCGGCACAGGATTTAGTTCTGCGGGTAATGGTAATGTGGATGGCGATTCATTTTCATGGACCGGCAAATCAACTAATACCCTTACAGGGGTCAGCGGTATTTCTTTCGACCACGCTGATGATGTAGCAGTTCAAGAGGGCGAGTTCGCCCATATATTAAGAGAGATATGCGCGGACCTTGCGGCATCGTATTATCTTGAGGATGAAAGCCTATTTCAGACCACAGGACCCGAAGGCTCGTTGCGCGGAACAGCATTGAGAGAACGAGGCGAGATGAACCTAAAAAGGTTGGCTCACTTGGGTAGTGTGGATTAGGTGAAAGAATGGCTGATATACCAAAGGGTTTTCAATTATCGGGCCGTTCAAGTCGTGGCCGTAAAGGTTATCTTACAGAAGTTCCGTATAAACATCCGGGAATGCCCGACATAGGCGCAGTAGCCATGTTTAGGACAAATGTAAATCAACATTTACACGAAGCAAATATGCGTATAGCACAAAAGGTTAGAGAAGGAAAAGTTAATGATGGAAAACCTCATTTAACCGATGAATCATTCAAAAGCCCCGATTCTTTAACAGGTGGTAGGGGTGCTATGCCGTTTAAAGTTCTAAATCCATCACAGCCTCAAAACTCAGTTTTACAATTTTCTGCACATTTTAACAAAAAAGAGTTTATGGAAAATATAACTCGTATAAATGAAAGTTTAAAAGGTGTAGCGATAGAAGAATTAACAGAAGCCGTGCAAAGAGCAAGGGCCGAAACAGAAGCATTCATAAAAACTATGAGAAGGCAGTTTAAATCGTCATATAGGTCAGCAGAAGCACACCCCGATGATGTTTATAGTAAGGTAGCAGACTCTTTAGGTTTTATCGTAAAAGATTCTGATGTTACGAGAAATCAATTCGTAAGTGTTTTGGCTGGTTCGTTTGATAAAACAGATACTACCCAACCAACAGGTGTAAAGGGTAGTAGGGGTGGTAATATAGCCATAATGACTGAAAGAGGCACAAGAGCGACAGAAATGAAAGGTATGCCGCTTGGCGGAACTGCAAGAATTAAAGAAAACTTAAAAACAAGGTGATTAAATGGCTATAGCAACAAAGACTCAGTATTGGAATAGTCGTATGAACGGCACAGACCCGTCTGACTTATCGGGAACATATAACGACAGTTGGACCGGTAGCGGTGGTAGTGCTTCCGGTGGCTATTGGGTCATTACTAACGGCACTTGGAGTATCACCCCTACCACAGATGCCTACACGCTATTTGCGTGCTTAGAATACACTACAGCACCCGATAACGGCGAAGTCTTAATGAGGTTAGACAACGGCACATATAGGGTCGAGGTTCAATCCACAGGCACAAACACAAGCCTTTCTCTTGTAGGTGCTACAACCGCTACACTAACAGACCTTGACCTAACGCTGGCCGAAGACGAGCCGGTTAGTCTTATGCTAAGATTAACTCTTGCCTCAGACGGAACAGCCAAACTATATAAACACGAAATCATTGACGATGATGACGCAAATGACGCATTCTTAACGGTTACAGGTAGTGCAGGGTCCGGTAAAGCCGTTAGATGGGGTAATACTACGGGTAATGTAAAGTGGGCATCTGTTTATTACAGCAAGTTTGGTGCATTTACGCCCGAAGAACTATTGGTGTCTGATTTTGCACAGGACACATTAGCCCGCATGGGTTTGGGTATTGTCGAGCAAATTAAGAATGCAAACAGACCATACTTAAAAACACAGGTTGATGATTCAGCAATAGTATATGGTTATGATATATCTTCACAGATGTTAAATAGGGTAGGAACTCCGAGTATTCATGTATTGGTCGAACAATTAATTTCACCGGAGTTTGAGTCGCTTGGTGGCGCAAAAATCACGCAGAACTACGATGTAAAAGTTTTTATTAGCGTAAAAGGAACTAATTACGAAAACGCCTACCGTAAGGGCCTAAATATAGCAGGTGAAGTATTTGATGAACTCTATACACAAACAGGCGTGCAAGGCACTACTGATAGCATAATTACCTATTCTGCCGACTTAGACACAAAAATGGATGATGACGAAGTAGTTTGCGTTCATGTTCTCACGCTCACATATATGCGTAGGATTGATATGCGACACCGATGATAATGTTTATAGGACAACCTGTGCCTAAAACAACCACATAGAGGTGCAAACTATGGCTGAACCTTACGAATTTTTAAATAGATATGTCGGTTTGGTAAAAGAATCAACTTACGGGACAGACCCCACTACCGGTTATATTTACGGAGAAGTTGATGATGAATCTTTTGCCCACCGCTACGACCTGCTAACACGACAGGACATGAGCAGACCAATTGCTGCAAAGTCCGTTACCGGAACTGAGTATTCAGAAGGTGGCGTAAATCTTGCTGTGCAAGTGGATGATTTCGTAGGGAATCTTCTTTACGCTTTCTTCCCCGAAGACGCAGTTAGCACAAATCAACACACATTGAGCGAGCCTGTTCTTGCAGCAAGCACACCTCTTAACTATCCTTCCTTTACCTTTATTGTAGGTCGAGAAAGAAAGGAGCATACATACACCGGTATGGTCGGAAACAGACTAAGCATGACCGCAAATGTTGGTGAATATGTAATGATGTCTGCTGATTTCGTAGGAAAATCGGAGAGTGGAACAGCCGCTTTGGGAACATCTGAAGTAGCCTTTGACGGAGAAGCACTCGATGCACTATACTTCTCTAATGGAACTGTTAAGTTTGATGATGGTTCCGGCGCTGCACCTGCCGCATCGGCAAGCGTTAAATCATTTAGTTTTGAGATAAACCTAAACCGAGATACAGACAACGTTTACGCTCTCGGTGATTCAACATATCAACGCGCACCACCTGCACAGCGCAGGGAAATTACCGGTAGCATTGAATTTAACACAGTTCTTTACGGCGACCAATCCCTTGATGAGCCGGATTATGATGCTCTAATTGCCGCAGACGGTCTAAAGTATGTTGATGGAACAGACCCTGTAATCACATTAACACTTAATGACGAGTCGGCTTCCGATTCTCTAATCGTTAAGTTTTACAAAGTAAGATTTGAAGCACCGGATGCCTCAGTAAGCGGTCGAGATACAAACACAATGACCGTTAATTTCGTAGGTCTATACGATACAGGCGCAAATAAGGCTATGGAGATAGTGATTGACGGTGCGCAATTAAGCACATCTGCCTATGACGCATGAGGTGGTTAAATGAGAGAGTATGCACTTTCACTTGGTCGTGAACTTAACGAGCGTGCGCTCAAAGTTATAGATGGTATGGATAGCGAAAGAAAGGTTTATCAATACTGCTTACAATTTCCTATTGCCGAAAAACCAACTCCTGTTGCTAAAAAGGCCGCACCAAAGGTTGTTGAGCCTGTAGTTGCAGAAGAAGAAGAATGAAATCTTTAATAGGGCCGCAAGGCGTGCCTTATGTTAGAGCGAGAGTGAAAACCATGCCGGTTATGAAGAAAGAAATAGAATTAGATGATGGAAAAAAGATTTGGGTTAGGCAAGCGTCTGGAATGGAACGACTGCGTATCACAAATATTCAAGGTAAAGCCTTCCGTAAGATGCGCCACGCTGGCGACCCTACGGATTGGACCGATGAGCAGAACGAGGAGTTCGCCGCCATGCTTGATGAAATGGGCGGTAGCGTTGAGGAGCAAATCAAAGAGTGGGTTCCAGCGTGCATTCTTGACGAAGATGTGGATATAAATATGCTTACCTTTGAAGAACTAAACACAATACTACAATTCGTGCGAGGCGATGATGAGGAGGGCGCAGTCCCTTTTCTGAGTTCCTAATGGTCGCACCGAGCCTGTGTATGGCCTTTAAGGGAACATTACCGTCAGATTTATGGCTAAAGTATTCTGTTGAGGGCGGTC